TTAGAAACGGATCCAAAGGCCGGCGCCGATTTTGTCGCCGGCTATTTCTTTATGAATTTTATAGTCGATCGTATTGTTTGGCGAATAACCGACGCCGGCCGTCGTGCTGCTGCCGATCCGATCGACGCCGGCCGAAAAGTGTTTCTGCTGCGCTTTCGCCAGGGCGGCGATCATTGCGCTATCGTCGACCGTGATAATGATTTTGCTGGACTGGTCGAAAAGGATCTTGTTTTTATCGAATAAATAGTTTTCATTGTCGGCCCTGGCGAATGTTTGCTGCTGGCCGTTGACGTTGACAATAAAGTCCGGTTTTGCGATCCGGACGTCCAGATCCGTCTTTTCCGGCGCGGCGACTTCCTGGCCGCTGGCGTCAATGTACTTGATGATTTCCTTCGGGACATAGGCGATCTCGGTTTTCGTTTCCGTCGCGCCCTGTACCGTCGTTATGATCGGCGCCTTATTCAGCGCGTCGACCAGGGCGGACCGCTGGCCGGCGGCCTCGTATCGGTCCCAGAAAAACGCGCCGGCTGCAAAGCCGATCAGAAAAAGAATAAGCGCCGCGATCAGGCCGACGCGCAGCGTTTTGTTTTGATCCATTTCGTTTGCCCCTTTCTCTATTTGTACCAGGCGGCCGCTTCTCGCGAATTTGATGCCATTCTGACCGCCTGGTGACGTTTTAGCGGTCTAGTTAAACAACCAGTTTAACTTTCCGCTGCTGATATGTTCCATGATCGCCGCCCGCAGCAGATCCCCGCCGCTGTCCGGCGGATCGCCGGCCGCGATAACGTACAGGTCCCATCGTTCGCAGCTTGTCGATTTCGGGCCGTAACCGTCCAGGTCGGCGGCCTCCGAATGTGTCAAAACGTGATATCCGTCGACCGGTAGATCCCAGACCATGCAAAGGACGGCCGCAGCCTGGGCCGCTGCGTCGACTTGCTGCGCCGTTGGCGGCTCTGGCCCCAGGTCGTCGACGGATCTGGCCTGGTAGGCGCAACAAAGGCCGACGCCGATCGCGCCGGTGTTGCGCCGCCAGGTGTGCGCTTTGACTTCGGCCAGGTCGCCGGTCGTGGCGACGATCGCCCCGTCCTGGTCAATGTTAAAATGATAATCGTCGAAGTATTGCCGATAGTGGCCGGCCGTCCAATGGAAGAAGATCCGGACCGGCCGATCGCAGCCGGCCGCCAGTTCGGCGATCCGATCGCGGGCCTGTTCAGCCGCCCGTTTGACTTCGGCCAGGTTCACTATTTGCATTGACGGCGCCCTCCTTTTCCTGGCGTAGCTGCAGTAGTTTGTCGCGCAAATAGGACGGGATATATTGGCCGTACCCCATGCGATCGACATTCTCGACGATTGACAATCCTTCCATGCCGGCGTAACCGCAGACGATCATTGTCCGGAAGGTATGATCCAGGCCCATTGCGCCGTCCAGCATATTGCCAAAAACAACGACGGCGACAATAAATAACTTGCGCCGAATACCGATAAACGCGGCGCCGCTGCTTAGTGTTCCGGTCCGCCAGGCGGCATATACGCCGCTGACGTAGTCCGTTATGATTAGCGCCAGCAGGCTTTTTACAGGGACGTCAAAGCCGCCGACGGCGACGCAAAAAAACGATCCCAGGGCGGCGCAGATTACGCCGACATTGATTTCAAGGCTTGAATAGTTCATTTTACCCCCTTTTGAAACTGTATTTTTGTTAAATGATCCCGTAGGACGACAGGGCCGTCTTGATCGCGCGGACGTCGTCGGCCAGGGTTTCGGTACCGTCACGCAGCGCGACGATCTCGGCCTGTGTGTAGGTCGCGCTGATGGTCAGGCCGCCGATCGCGCCGTCGGTATTGGTCATGGTGACGGTCGTTTTCGTCGCCGGCGTGGATCCGAAAAATCCGATCTTCGCGCGGGCCGTGTCCTCTTGTACCCAGACAGCCGATTTGTAGACCATGCCGGTCGTCGTGGCCTTGTCGTAGATCCGTAGACCTTCGAACGGCGTATAAAAGGCCCAGGCCCCGCCGATATATTGCGCCAGGTATTTGTCTTTACTGGCCCAGGCGCCCGTCGCGCCGGTGCCTACGATATACAAATTGCCTTCGACGCCGGTCGGCGGCGTGGTCAAGGTCATGCTTTCGACGGCCGTCTGGACCATGGCGTCCAGTTTGTTTAATGCCTGGTTGTGGGTGGTTTCCTTTTGCGCCTGGTTGGTTGATAAATACGGAAAAATCAGTCTCGGCGTATCTGCCATTATATTGCCCCCTCTGCCGGCCAGCCTCGGCCGCGAATATCGGATAATTGATAAATTTTTACGTTGACGCTTGCCTGGGCGCTGCCAAAGTCGGCCGTCTGTTGCGCCGCCGTATAGACGGCCGTTGATGCCGTCGCGCTGATCGTCCGGACGACGGCCGCGCCGTTATAGACGTCGATTTCGTACCGTTCAGATCCTTCACTCAAAGCCGCGTCAACATACGGTTGCCAGGAAAAATCCTTGCGGCTACGGCGGATCCAGTTGATTGTCAGGTTGCCGCTGCCGTCGCGTGATCCGGTCAGGTGGCAGGGAGCGAACGGTTTCGCGACGGTGCCGTCGCTCGTATAACTGACGGTTGAATAATAGTCGCTAGTGATCGCACAGACTGACGGCCCGATCCGGTACTGGACCGGATGGAACCAGTCGGCCGTCGACGTCGGCAGCTTGACCAGGTTTTCGCTCGATAGCAAAATAAACCGGTCGCCGATCGCGTGGGATCCGACCAGGCTTTCGGTGCCATTGCGCCCGCGCAGCAGACCGGAAAGGCGGTAAGTATTGGCGGCGATTAGCGTCGCCGTTTTGAATTGCAGAATTTCGTCGCCGATCAGGGCGGCATTATATCCGTTCAGGATATCCGCCTCGGACCGGCTCGACAAAGTCCCTTGGAGTAGTACAACGTCAACCGTGTTGGCCTCGTCGAAGAAGTCGACCGGACCGGCTGCCAGGACCGTCGCGGCTGCGCCGGCCTCTGCGTTGGCGTTGCTCGTTGCGACATATTCCCAGGTCAGGCCGTCGTCGTGGCTGCGGAAAATATTCGCGTCGATGAACCGCGCCGCCGTTGTCGTGACATATAGCGGTGTTTCGTCGGTGTCACCGTATTTGTAGAACAGGTCCAGAAAATGCGCCGTGATTGCCGTCGGTGGATCCGGAAAGGTTTGCACATGGCTGGCGTCGGCGGTCCGGATCTTCCGGTCGTAAGTTTCGACGTCGACAGTTTCGGCCGTGATCGTTGTGATCCCTGGTTTGCCGTATGAATTTTTATTCGCATACAGGAAAATTTCGCTCGCGTTCGGGATCGGCAGCTTGACCAGGTCGCCAGGGAACAGGCAGGCGTACTTCGTCGCCAGTTTCAGTTCGTAGCTTGTCCGCGCGTTCCAGGCGGCATATAGCGCCGTTTCGGCCAGGGTTTTTCCTTCGCTGTCGGTCAAAACGACGGGCAGGTCGACCTTTTTGGAATTCTTGCTTGTCGTGTTCAGCCGGTTGGCGCCCATGGCATTAGTCTGATATTCACGATCTTTCGACAGGTACGCATAGACGACACGCGCCGGCAATTCCTGTTCGGGCGTCCTGGTGGCCGCGAACGCCTCCTGTTCGCCCTTGTCATTTTCATAGGCGGATAATTCACTTTCGTCTAATGCGTAGACCATTACAGACAACAGATTATTTTTACGTCGCAAAAAAGTTAATTTACCGTTTCTCTCGACGCCATCGAATACAATAACGCTTTGCAGCGGTTCGATTTTCGCGCGGTGGGTTTTGCCGCCATCCGTTAAATAGCCGGTGATTGCGCTTCCGCTTAAATCCGTGACGTCAAAATCGCTTTCCGCCAGGCCAGCCTCGGTGCAGATCTCGCGGACGATCGCGTCGACCGCGCTGACCGGTGAAATAATTTCAAAGGTGAACGTCGGGATCCGCTGCCCGAAGTCGGTGACGTACAGATCCTTAAAAACCACATATGCATACGGTCGATAGGCCGGCACGTTGCCAGCGCCCTCGATTCCCTCCATGAAGGCGTCCGGTAATTGCGTTTCGGTACCCTGATAAACGGTAAAGGTCCCGCCGCCGTTGCCTTCGTATTCGCCAGTAATCGTTCCGTCGGCAAAAGTTTGTCCGGTCAGATCGGCAAATAATTTCCCGTCGGCCCAGATCCGGCCGATCCCGCTGATCGGCCCCTTGCAGATCATCACGGCAAAACTGACGGAATAGGTATAGCTTGTAACCGTCCCGCCTCCGCCGCCCTTGCCGCCGGATTTCTTCTTATGTTCGACAAAATTGGTTCCCCAGACAATATTCCCCGCCGTCTGAATGGTACCGTAAGCGCGGGAAATTGGATTGCCGTAGGTTGATACTTGAATGTTTAGATCGCTTAATTTGCCGCTGTCGACGTTCGGGCCTGGGAACAGTTTCGCGTCGATATAACTGGCGCCGGCATACATTAACCCCATTGCCAGATATGACATAGGATTTGCCGCCAGATACATTGAAACGGCCAGCGTCGCCATTAGTCGACCTCCGGCAGCCGGAAGGCCGTCCGCAGGTTCTTCGTCCAAAAGGCGTCCAGGCGCGTTTCGGCGACTTGGCCGACGTCGGCCCAGGCGTGAACGAAGGTTTCCGGCGTCGCCAGTATGCCGATATGGTGCGCCGGTCCTTTGCCAAAGCCGAAAATCAACAGATCCCCAGGCAGCGCGTCCGCCTTGTCGATCTCGGTCGCGTAGTTTTTTAGTTCCGCGATCATGCGCTCGTCACTTTTGAACAGGTGCCAGGTCGCCGGATAGTCCCAGGTTCCGACGATCTCCTGGCCGGTTGCCTCGGCGTATACCCCGCGCGCCAGGCCGACGCAATCGGTCGCGACGCCTTTCAGACTGGCCTGGTGCTGCCACTTCGTCCCGATCCAGGACCGTGCGATCGCGACGATCGTGTCGCGTTTGATTGTCATAGATAGGCCTCCTTTATCCTAGTTTCGGGCTGGTGCCGCTGCTGACGACGTTTACCGTCCCTTTGGCCGCGTAGCCGCTGGCGTAATCGTTGCCAGGGACCGACGGCTCGCCGCGAAAATTGACCTGGTTCGCGAACCGGTCGCGGCAGGTCGAAAAATTGCGATCGCAGCCGGCCGCAATCGTGAACGTGTCGCCGATCTGGACCGATTGCGGCGCTTTGATAAACAGTTTGACTTCGCCGTCAGCATACGCCTTGACCTCGCATTTGCGGCCGTTGTTATTGCCGCTAGTAAACGTCAGATTGCCATAGTCGAAAAAGGCGTCCGCTTGCGCCAGATCCGTCGAAAAATAGGCGTCAGAATAGACGTTCGCGACGGTACCGGAAACGGTTAGCGCCGTCATATTGACCTGACATTTACTATCCCCCAGATCGGCGCGGCAGATTTTTTGATACAGTTCGCCGGCGTCTTGTTGCAGCGCCGTGGTCAATCCTAGCGCCTCAGTTTGGTACCGGTTCGGTCCGTATTTGATTTCGCCGATAAATCCCTTGCGGACCGTCAGCATGGGATCCGATAGGTTTTTCCAGTTGCAAAGGAAAACGGTGATTTTAGCATGATCGAACCGTCCGGCCATAATGTCGGCCGGATCAATGCGCGTGCTATCCATGACGCCTTCTAGTTCCATGTTGTCGGTTGCTAGATTGTTGCTCGTTTCGACGGCCGTCGGCGAAAAACCGGCGTTTGCCTCATAGGTCAGGCCGTCGATGACAAGATCCTGGTCGTGGCTCGTAAAGCCGAAAACCGTCCCGTCAGTCAGTTCCAGGCGGTAATTCCAGGCAATCGCCGTCACGGGATCGCACAGCCAAGGGAAAGGGTGTTCGGTAAAAAGTGCAGTAACAAACGCCGTTTGTACGCTCGACTGATCGACTACGTCAAATATTGGCGTAATAAATTCGATTGCCGCGCCTTCGGACTTTAATATGTCCGTTCCGTATAGTGCCGTAACAAATGCTGACGGCGCCCGTTCCAAGTTTTTTTCATATAGTGATGTTATGAATGGATTATAAGAATATTTTTCAGCGCCCATTATGTTAAAGCCTTAAACCCGATCTGCAGGGCGTTTATTTGCGCTTTCGACCAAGTACCGTCGAAAATTGTGTGCCGCTGGTTTATTACAGTTGGCATTGCAATTGTGTCACTATACGTTACCGATCCGCCTGCCTTAATACAAGTTTGCCCGTTAGTAATAGTCGTTCCAGCCTCGCCGCGCAAGGTTATTTTTAGCGCATTGACAGCGGTGCATTCGCCATCGGTCAAGTCGGTGCAGCTATTTAAAAATTCTTGTCCGTTCGCGCTCATAGACACATACCGTTTGCTTTCAAGCCACGGCCTTTCTGTGATTACATTAGAATTTCCGTTGTATAAATACATTAGGTTTGTTGCTGTTAAATATTGAGCAAAGGCGCGAATAAAATTACCGCTGCCGTCGGTGGAATAACTTTGTTCTGTTCCTAGCGCGAAGGCGTCGCCAGAAATATAATAGGCCGAACCTAAATTCAGATCGTCGCCATTATTCGACGTTGCCGTGTAAATTAATTTTCCAGCAGTCGTATAAATCCCGATGTATTCGCCAGCGGCAACGGCCCATTCTGTAAAATCTGTGCCGGCGTTCAGCGTCACGGCGCCAGCTAAACAAGCGACAGACGCCTGTCGTGTTGCGTCCGGTGTGAATTTTACGGCAGACGCATTTTTAGTAAAAACTCCGATTTTGACTGTATCTGCTGCGTATAGATTAAACGCGACTGTTTTTAATGTTCCGGACGCTTTTATCGCGGACGGGAGAATATAGGTTCCTGTTTTGACGGTAGTTGATGTTGTTGTTGTATCATTGCCGATCACGTCCATAAATCCGTCTGTTGTGTTTGTGTCTCCCGATCCGGATAAATAAAGGATTTGCATTCGCTTTTTCCCGATTCGACCTTTATTTGTGACAATAAATTCGGACGAACCAACGTTCGCCGTGTTGCCATTAGCGATTTGTGAATGTGCAAAACATCCTATCACAGTTGCTTCGCTGCCCGTGTTTCCCGAAAAAGATATTTCTAAAATACCGTCAACCCATACTTCGAAAATACCATCGGTCGAATGCCGTTTATAATGATATTCGATTTGGTGAAACGATGATGATTGTAAAACAGTTGTTCCGGTTGCTAATAGAGTTAATGTTCCGCCAACAGAAGCATATGCTTTCACATAACCGCTAACAACGGTTATGTATGCCAATACTGTTGTGTTGTCTGTGCCGCGTAGCTGAAGCGCGTCGCCATTTGACGAGATATTCAGGCCACGGTATGACGACGCCCAGAATTCTGTTCCTGTTTCGGGTAAAACTTTATACGCATTGTCACCCACATTTCCACCAACATAAAAACCGGTTCGGTGTCCCGTGTTTTGTCCAACGAAATTACCATAAATATCAAAATCTTTTCGCAGCCCCGCGCTATACCAAAGATAAGACAAAATTCTTCCCCTCCTTAAACCTTAATTTCAACGATCGGAATACTCGCCCAGGAAAACACATTATAATTGTCAATGCTGGCCGTCATGCCGTCCGTGTCGAACCGGCAAGGGACGTCAAACTCAAAGTCTGCCGTGACAATAACGCCGGCCGCTGGCGCAACATCAAACGTGACTATCCCCGTCGCATAGTCGACCGTATAACCAGCTATCTGCAGTACGTCGTCAAGATAAACCTTCACGGTACCGTTGACCGGCTTTGTGATTTTCCTGGTTTCCGAATAGCCGCCGTCGTCGGTGTATTTTTTTATCAGTTGATAGGTTGCCGTTGCGCCGTCGCCGGTGCCTAAATATTGGCCGGTCGCTGCGTAGTCGATCCAATCCTTGAACCGAAAACCAAACGCTTTGCCCTTGCGGCCGCGAAAAAACGCGCTTAGTTTCATAATCTGTTCGCGCGTTTTCACATTGTGGCCGACGTCGTACTTGTGCAGCGGGTATTCCCAATTTTGGTTTCTAGTTTCGCCGCCGCTGGCCGTCTTGACCAGGTCGGTCGAATACTCCGGCCCGCCGCTGGCGCCGTAGGATATATCGACAGGGAAAAGGACTTCGTGAAACGCTGCTGCCATTACATTAACCTCCCCGCGCCGCGCATGGCTAAATTCAGTTCGGATAAAACCTGCCCCCGCGATCGCCTAAAACTGCCGATGTCCGGCGTTGTGATATACATATTAATTGGCGATCCTCCTGCTGCTAGGGCGCCGTTTGGACTGATCTGGCCGTTTTGGTCCGGCGTAAAAATCTCCGGCCCGTGTTCACCGACGACGTAAGGTGTCCCGCCGAAAGTGCGGCCGCCCAGGGCGTTATGTCCGCCAATATTGCCACTGATGCGTCTAAGAACGCCAGAAAACCAGTTTCGCAGCGGTGCCATGACAAGCTGCTCGATCGCCATGTCAAGAAACATTTGCGTGATACTCTGGCTAATATCGCTAAAAATGGCCTTCATGCCGTCGCCTAGCGATTGCGTTCCGTTTAGAATATCGGATAGGTTGTCATGGATCGACGTTGAAATTTCGTCCCATGACTGTTTGATGCGCGTCGCATAATCCATTTGCGTGTTTTGAATGTCCTTCGACGCCTCTTTCCAGGCCGTTGAAAGACTATGGCGGTTTGCGGTGTTGATTTGGCCGGTTGCGTCGGCGATTTCTTTTTCGATGGCCTTCCGGCGTTCGGCTGTGGTTTCGGCAGCGGCCAGTTCGGCCTTCAAGGCGTTGATTTTGGTCTCTAAGACGATCCGCGTCTGCTGCTCGATCCAGGCCGTGTTTTTTCCCTCCAAGACCGCGATATTATTAATGTGCTGCAGCTCGTCCGTGTATTCGGTTTCCAGTCCGGACGCCAGGGCGTCGCGGCGCTGCTGCGCGGCCTCGGCCGTTTTGGCCGTTAACCAATCATTGACGGCCGCCTCGCTCATGCCGGCCTTCCGTTTTTCGACGGCCTCCGCTTGTGCGGCCTCGACGGCAATTTGATATTTTTGATCCGCTGCCTGCCGGTAATCTTGGACCAGGTCGGCGTTGATGCTGCGGGTGTCGCGGATCAGGGCGTCCTGCGTCTTTTTAATGTCGTCGCGGATCTTGGCCTCATGAACATTTTTGTAATCGTCAAGGGCCTTTTGTGCGGCCGTGACGTCGGCGCCGTTGCCGGCCGCCTCGTTAATATCGCCCTGCCATTTTTCGACCTCGGCGGCCATCTTCGCCAGGTTGGCCGTGAGGGCGTCCTGCGTGTCCTCGGCGATCTTGGTCGTCAGGTCGGCGACTAGATCCCGCATTTTTTCTTCGGACCGTTCCAGGCGCCGCTCGGACTTATCGCCGGATCCGGATCCGCTGCCGCTGTCGCCTGGTTCCAGGTTCATTTTCGATCCGGCATGGCCCGCCAGGGCGTCAAGGCCGGCCTGTGTGACGCCGCCCTGGCCCTTCATGCCGCCGATAAAGCTTGAAAACGCGCTGCCGCCGGTTGTGATGCGCGGACCGGCCGACGCTTTGCCCCAGGCGCTTTCGATCGCGTCGCCGACGCCTTTGACGATCTGGCCAATCGGTCCCAGGGCGTCCAGGATCCCATACACAAAGTCTTTAACCTTCTGGACGATCGACGCGCCGATATTGTCCCAGATCCATTCCATGGCCGATCCTAGCGACGTAAAGATCCCGATTGTGCTGTCGTATAACTCCGTAAAGCCGGTCGTTATATCGTCGACAAATTGCCGACATACGGCCATTGCATTATTAAAGGATCCGACCATTACGTCGATAATAAATAAAGCAACCTCGCCCAACGCCTGAAAGACGGGAATTAAAATGTCGATCGCGGTACCCAACAGCGCCAGGGCGTTTGATCCGCCTTCGGATCCTTGGGAAAGGATCTGGATAAAACTCTCGTAATAACTCGCGACATAGTTGAAAATCTTTTCAATGCGGACCTGCCATTCCTCCGGTACCATTTCACGAAACGCCTTTTCGACGCCGCCCTCGCGGATCTTCTTCACCAGGTCAGACAGGCCGCCTGTGATGCTTTCCATTGCGCCCTTCATGCCTTCGAAGGCCGTTTGTCCAAGCGCGCCGAAGATCGTTGATGCCTGGTCTTTCATGGTTGACCATAGGCCGATCGCCGTCTTGCTTTGCTTTTCCATCATATCTTTGAATTTCGGATCGTTGGCCATGCCGTCGACGATTGCCTTGACGGCCTGGGCGCCGGTAATCCCCGTTTTTGATAGATCGTTAAAGGCGTCGCCGGTCAGGTTGAAGGCGTCAGCAAGATACTTCTGCGCGCCGATGCCGGCCTCGTTTAGCTGCATGACTTCCTCGCCGGACAGCTTGGCCTTAATGCTCATTTGCCCCAGGGCCAACGTGACGCGGTCGATCCCCTCCTTGCCGATCCCCAGGCCGGCCGCTGCGTTGCCGACGGCCGTCAAGGTCGGAATGATTTCATTTGCCGCAAAGCCAAACGCCAGAAAGCGTTTTGCCGCGTCGCTGACGTCTTTGAATTCGAACGGCGTTTTCTCGGCAAAGTCGGCCATCTGCGCGATAAAGGTCTGTGCGGCCTCGGCGCTGCCAAGCATGGTTTCCATGCTGACGCGGGTTTGTTCCATCTTGGCATTATAGCCGATAAACGCGGCGCCGGCCTTTTCGGCGATTGCGGACAGACCGGCCATTCCGGCCGTTGCCAGGGTAAAGCCGGCCGCCTGGCGGGCAATGTCAGTAAAGGCGGAACCGACGCGCTTGATCGCTGCCGTCGCGTTATCGTGGGCGTTGATTAGAATATCAATGTTATTCGCCAATTAGGTCCCTCCTTTCGGGTTTTTCGTTTCGGCAGCCTTGCGGCTGGCCGCGATCGTCAAGTCCTCCAACAGCCGGATCTTGCGGAACAGGGCCGGCGTGACGTCGACCGCGTGAACGTCAAGGATCTCCTTGGCCGCCGAAAAGTCCAGGCCCGTCGGACCAAAGCCGCCCGTCCGGAATTGCGTCCGGATCAGGCCCCAGATATGCCAGATTTCATTATTCGCCTGGTCCATTTCCGGCCGCGCGTACTGGCAGCCGTCGCATGAAATAAGCGGGCCGATCCCGCGCTTTGCGTTTTCGGCCTGTACCGTCAAACACATTTCGCAATACTCGGCCCGCCCTTCAAGGTACCATGTCCAGACGTCAATTAGTTTTTTTCTTCTTCTTCCGATCCGAAGGTTTTTTTATAGATCTTCATTGCCAGGGCGACGGCCTCATTGTAAGGCATATCGTCAAAGTCGGTTTCTGGGTATACGGTTTCTAGCACAAAGTCGATCAGTTTGGCCGTAGCTACGGCCGCCTCCTGTTTGCTATCAAATGCAGCGATCGACAGATCCAGGCCCGCCGCGCGTAGTTTTTTGATTTCGCCCCGCGTCAACGATCGGACGGCGAAGGTTTCGGCTGTTTTGACGTCTTTTTTCATGGTCTTATTTCCCCCTCATTATTAGCTGGCGTAGGACGCCGTTTGATTTTTTAAGGTGACGATTACGGCCGACGCGTCAGCGTCGGACTTGTAAAACGCCTGCCAATCCAGGTCGATTTCCAGACCGGCCGGTCCGGTTACTTTCGGCGACACGCGCGAATAGCGGATCTCTGGGAATTCAAAACCCAGGGAAATATTCGCCGCTTTCGTCCAGATAACTTCCAGACTGCTGATTGTTTCGTTGGCGCCTTTTTCGATCAATGTCGTATCCTGCAGTAATGCTTTCAAGGTCCCGTTGACGCCCAGGATCCCTTCGGGCAGGCCGCCGCGTCCGCCATTGCCGCCGACGGTGTACTGGTTCGCGTCCAGGTTCGTCGCGATCGTGAAGTCGCCCGACTTAATATAGGCGATCGCGCTGCCGCCCTCTTTGATGGCAGCATGGAAGTTGCTGGCCCTGTTCAACGTGACGGCCGTAGCTGCGGCGTCGTATTGTGTGGCGCCTGGTTCGGCCTCGTTAGCGCCGATCAGGTCCGCCTGATAGGTTGCCTCTCCGTCGCCGCCGAACGGGATTTTCAGCGTCGATATTTTGACGCCGGACGACAGGAAAAATTTATTCGTCAGGTCTTTAATTGCTTTCTCGACTTGGGCCGACGGCGCGCTCGATCCGACCTTCCAGGTATGGGTGTAGTCTGTCGTTCCGGTCGTGGTCGGATTGCCGAATAACCAGGTAAGGATCCAGCCGATCGCGTTATAGTCCAGCGGTCCGACCAGGCTGCCTTTGCAGTCGATGTTCCCGCTGGCCGGCTCGACGGGGTTCCTGGTGCCGGTGATGGTCGCCGGCGTGATTAGGTTGCGCGTCCCGCCGATTTCCAGGCTGTTAAACGGCAGCAATTTACCGGCCTTGACGGCCGGCGCGGCGCCGAATGTATCTTCGAAGTCTAGGCAAAAATGGGTATTCATGCCCCTTGCTTGTGTCATTGTTTAGCCTCCTTTGTTGTTATTGTCCCCAGGTAATCGAAATGGTCTTGCGCGATCCGACCATGGGCCGGCGCGCGTCCGCGTCGCCGATCGTTTCGTCGATCTGCATATCGGTGATTGTCAGGCCGCTGACGCCAGCGCGAACGAACGCCGTCAAGGCGTCCGTCAGATTGTCCTCTAACGTCGCCAGGTCGCCATACCCATCCAGCGGATCGGTCCCGTCGTCGCGGATCCAGCACTCGACAAAAAAGTCGATCTGCCCGTTTGGGCCGGATAGCGCCAGCGGATTGTCCTGCCCTTCGCGGTCGCGGATCAGGAAAACGGCGCCGCCTGCGTAGGCTGTGGCCAGATCGTAGGCGTCCGGATCCATGGCGCCGGCCTCGACGATTACCGTCTGGAAGGCCGTCTGCGCGCGCAGGTACGTCCGCAGCGCGTTAATGATTGTATACCATGCCGCCATTGTTTAACCCCTTTCCAGTTCGATCGTTCCGATCGCCGTCGGCGTCGTGGTACCAGTCAGAACGTCGGCCGTGATTTGCCCTTCCAGGCGGATCACGTCGGCCTGGAAGATCGCCAGCTTGGTCGTGAATTTATCGACGCTGTCCTGGAATTTATACGACGATCCTGCCGATCCGGATGCCTTGCGCTTGGCGATTTCCTGGCAGGTGTAGGCGATTGCCAGCTTTTTCACTTTGTACGGCAACGGCGACGCGATCAGATCGACGTCGACGTCCAGCGCAGCCGCCAGGTCGTTCAAATAAAGATCGGTTTCGGCCAGGTCGCCGTCCGTGACAAGCGGCGTGATCAGTTCGTCCAATATGTCCGCCTTGGCCAGTCTTGTCGTCATAGTCCCGCCCCCTTGATTGCCGCGTCGGCGTAGCGGCTGAAAATGTTGTTGATCTCGGCGCGTTCGTGTTCGCCGGCTTTGTATAAAAACGGATCCGCCTTGATCCCTCGGACCGTATGCCCGCGACTAAACGCAAAGCCGCCGCTTACCGGCCAGCGCAGCGCCTTCTTGTGTTTCGGCTTGACGCGGTGGTCCGGTGTCCCGTTGTGCTGCATGACGCCATAAGATCGGCCGTCTGCCGTTTTGGTGATGGCCGGATCAATTAAGACGCGGCCGGACGGCGGCCAGTCAGTAAGGACCTGCGTGTCGATGGATCGTTCCAGGTTGCCGGTCCTGGTGCGGAAACGATGTTCGGATCTGGCCCGCCGCTGAATGTTCCGCAGCGAAACGCGCAGCGCCAGGCGCATTTGATTTTTGACGGCGTCAGGCGCCCGTTGAAAGGCGGCCGTCAATTTTTCCAGGTTCTTTACTTCGACCTTGATGTTCATTTTTTACCTCCGAATAAAGAGAAAGGGCCGGCCCTTCGGCCAGCCGCTTTCTTCACTTTCGGTTATTGCTGCGAATTGGCAGCTTGTAGTTTGGCCAAAGCCTCGACGGCTTTCGCTTTTCCCTGGACGCGGGTGCCGTCCGGAAGTTCATACCATCCGCCACCGACGGCCTTTGCCCCTTCGACGATGCCCTCGTCGCCTTCTTTTAGCCAGCCAGCGGCCAGCCAGGTTTCTTGATCGCCCAGGTTGACGACGATGCGCTCGTCGCCTTGTACCAGGGCGATCGTTTCAATTTTCGCCATTCAGTCTGCCTCCTGTTATTTAATTAACCGGCAAGCCAATTCCGGCGTAAGGGTTTTGACGCCGCAAAGCATATCCAACGAGATAACGTCTTTTTTGTTGGTAATGTCATACGCCTCGACGACGCGGATCGCGAACCCGTCATAGTTGACGATCGCGGCCTTGTCGGTACCTAGCGGCAATTCAAGCTGCCGCGTAACCAGGGCGAACGCGTTTTTGTGGAACGCCAGGGAAACTTCGCCGGCCGTTACCATCGTTACGGCAGCGTCACTGGCCCAGGAAACGGCAGCGGCCGGATAGAATTCGATCGCGATTTCGTTGGCGGCTGCGGTCGCGTTTTTGGTGATAACGTAGGTCGTCGTGTCGCCGGCGATTTTGAACAGATCGCCTGCTTTCAAGGTGCCAGTCAAAGACGTATTGTAAAGCGTTCCGGACGATGCGCCAGCGGCGACGCCGGTTTTTACTTTGGCGGTCCCCAGGGTACCGTTGACGTGCGTCGCGATCGACTGGTCGACGTAGCTGTCCAGTCCAAAGATGCGGCCCGCGTTGGCGTTACGCAATGCCTCGGTGCTGCCGGCCTTGTCAGCGTTGGCGAATTGTTCCATCACGACAAAGGCGGCGTGTGCTGCGGTACCGAAAACAATATTCCGGTTTGCGAACGGTGCCTTGTTGTCGTTCAGGATTTTCAACATGGCCGAAAAGTCGCCGATCGCCGGCGTCCCGCTGATTGCCGCGTAAAAAGGCACGTCGGCATAAAGGCCAGTCAAATAGCCGTCGATTTTCTCGGCGAAAGCTGCCAGGGCCGGATCCAGGAATTGCGTCCCGAAGTCTTTAATATCCAGCGACATTTCTTTCGTGGTCACGGCAAAGGAAACGTCCAGAAGTTTGTCCATTTTCACGCTGACGGATCCCTCGACACCGTCCTGGACGGTGATCCCGCTGCCCTGAACGTATTCGTTCGCGACAAAGGTCGCCGGCTTGCGGACGGTGATCGTGTCGCCGACCTTGGCAATGAATTCCGCGCTATAATCACGGTGGACTAATTGCGCCATGACGCAATTTTTCCGTAATGCGACGATTGCCTCGTTCGCAATTACGGACGGTGTTAACAATGTATTTCCCATTTATAAAACCTCCCCTTATTTTTTAGCCTCGCGCGTTGCGACATAGTCAGCGGTTGACATTTTCGACAGGTCTGTCCCGCCGCCGCCGGCGCCGCCGCTGCCGGATCCTCCGCCGGCCTGCTGCTGATTTTTTACGGCCCATGGGTTCGCCTCTAGCCAGGATTTGACGCCGTCCTCGACGCTGATTTCCTTACTGTCCGCGCCCTTATAGGCCAGACTGTCGTCGTCTTTTACGACAATATTATCCATGATTACTTTTGCAAAGGTTTCCGGTGATAACGCATTGCCGGCCGCCAGGGCCGTCGTAATGCTCGAATGTTTGATCGCGCCGATCCGCTTGTCGCGCTCGGCCGCTGCCTTTTGTTCGCTGGCCGTTAATTTCCCTGTTACCTCTTGGACTTGTGCCGTAAGGTCCGCGATCTGTCGGCCCAGGCCAGAAGGATCGCCGGCGTTTTTCAGCGCGTCAAGGGTTTTTACGATGCCCGAAACTTTCGCCTCGGCGTCGTCTCCCTCTTGGATGCCTAACGATTGCAGAATCTTGTTTTTGCTGGTCCTATGATTAGCCGCCTCGCCGCGAATGTTTCCAAACTCGGTTTGCAGGTCGACGATCATTTGCGGACCATTTTCCACGGTCGCCAGGGCCGCGAATATTTGTTCAAGTTTATACATTGAGTGCCTCCTTGTGGCCGTCAGGGCCGTATTTATCAGGGCGCCAGGCCCAAATAATTAATTATTGATATACTCGATAAGGTCAGGATTGTCACGGACCAGGTTAATAAACGCCTTTGCAATTTCGTCCGTAAGCGTTTCAAAATCATCAGACTTTATCATGTTCACTAGGCCGCGTTCGTAAACAATGCCGTGAACGATTTCGTGCGCCAACGTGACTTTTTGCTGACTGGCGCCAACGGTGTCCAGTAATTCAATCCGGTTTTCGTTATAATCAATCATACCCTTACAGTCGTGTCTATCAACAATAATCGGCCCTTTTTTGATCTCGACGTCATACGTCACGGCGTCGATCCTGACTTTTGGGATCATAATACCTCCTGCAATACAAAAGGCCGCCGGATTGATCCGTCGACCTCTGTAATGGTTGTTTATTTATTTTGCTTTACCAGGTCGCCTAGAATGTCGCCGACCGTTGCTGTCTGCGGCGCGTCTTGCTGTTCGGCCATGAATTCGGTAAATTCGGCGACGACGTCAGGCGGCGCGCCTTCTTTCAAGTGCCAGTTGCCAGGATCGCCAACAAAAAAAGGACTGTCTAAAAATTTCGGCCGTGTTCCTGTCATGGTTGCCCTCCTTTCGCTCGGATCTGAACAAAGGCGTTTTCGATCGCTTGACCGATCTTCTGCGCCCATGGGCGCGGTGTCGGATTGTGGATATACTCGGCAAAACCTTCCGCGATGAATTCAGCCGATGTTTTGCTGGCGTATTCGCTCAACGTGTCCTGCCGGAAGGTGTGATAACCGTTTTTCCGGTGGTTTAGGTTTTCCTTTGACCATTGATCCCATAGGTTGTCTAGTTCTTTGCGAAGGTTGTTTTCGATAATCAAGTTGTCGATTTGATGGCCGAATTCGTGCGTAACAATACTGACGGGATCGTCTGTTCCTAACGGATGAAAGCCAGAATTCACGCAGCGTTCTGTCGCCGTCGTTAGTTTACTTATGTCTTTTGACCAATTTTCATTAAAGGCGATCCCTTCCTGCGCTTTCCAGGACTTGTTGCTGCTTTGCGCGAATACGTTGGCCGGTATGTTTTTCGGTTTCAGTCGCTTTTTAGCCGCCTGGCGATATTGGTCTATTGTGAAAGGTAATTGCTTGCCGGTATGCGCCGCGATATAGGCGTCAATGCTTTCCTGAACGACGCGGTCCAGATATTGCCGGTTTCGTTCCTGGCCGGTTCCCAGGAATTTCGTCCGGCCAATCATTTCTGGATAACGCTGATATAGCTTTTGGAACAAAGCGTTCGCCTTGTCGGCCAATTCCGGCGCATATCCTTTGAATTCGACAAAATCTATTGGCAGGTTGTTTTTCGCCCATTCCGTCGCCTTTTTGACGTTGTTTACTGGTTTATATGGTTCTGCTTTCAGTATATCATTTTTGACCGGTTGCGGCGCTTGTTTTGGTTGCGGCGCCGGTTGTGGTACCGGTTTCGGTTTTGGTGCCGGCGGCGGCGTCGGAATGGCCGGCGGCGTCGATTTGACAAAGTCGGCCGGTTTCAATCGCGCGGCCGGATTTTCGTGTCCTTGCCAGCCTGGCAGGTGTGGCCGCCAGTCCTGACCTAGTGAAACGGCCTTCATGCCGTCCTCGCCGATGATCTTCCTGGCGACGTCCGGATCCAGCGATCGAAAAAACATTCGCCCGCGCGCCTCCAAAAAGTCCGGCCGGTAGATCGGCGTCAGGCCGTCCAGTTCGCCCTGAAAAACCTGCTCAAAGTGGCAGGTGCAATGCGGGTGCGACGGTTGCGGCGGGACGCGGTCTTTCGGGTACGTTCCAGGCCCCAGGCCGAACAGGTCCGCTTTCGCGTGTACGTCGCATATATCCGGCGTCAGGTGCCGGCTGGACAGTCGCCAACGGTAGGCGATAACGTCCGGATCGTTTTGGTTCTGCGTGAAAAAGCCGTCGGCCCAGGCGCGGGCGATCTCGGTCCTGGCGATCCGTTCCGCGTGATAGCGGGCCTTTTCGTTGACGGCGACGTCAATCGCTGTTTTCAGGGCCTTGTCGCTGCCGGTTTCAGCCGCTTTCAGCAATTTCTGATAGGCTGCCTTTAAGGCGACATTCGGCGCGTCGTTTGCGCCTAGGCGGTCAACCATGCGGCGCGCTGCAGCCAGGTCCTTGCGGAAGGCCGCGAAGTCCTCCGGCGTCAGGTTGTGCCGCGCGGCCTGTTGTATTTTGTCCAGGTAAGGCGGCAGGTCTGCCTTGCGGATCTTGCTGCCGTAGCCATAACCTTCGTAAAGCTGCCGCGATAGGTCGATCCAGTTCGTTCCTGCCTTCATTTGCTGCGTGATCGTGTGACTGATAACGTCCTTCATAATCGGCGGCAGCCGGTGAAGGCGATCTGACAGGATCATTCGATCCGGCGCCCAGGGCGTCGTGTTTAGCTTGTTGACAATCGCCGCCTTTTGCTCGACGCCGATCTCGGCCGGCTTGATCCCAAAGCCAGCGGCCGCAGCGTTGACGACGGCCGCCCTGGTAGCTGCAGCGATATTGTCCGGTACGCCATTCATGGCCGCAGTAATGGCATCCTCGACCGGTTCGCCGGCAGCCAGCAGGAATTCGATCTCATTGGCCACTCGATCGCCCCAGGCTTTCCAGGCGCCCGACCAGGTCGCCGTCAGGCGTTCGATCGTGTCGCGATAATCGGCCTTATTAAACGCCATAACGGTCCGCCTCCTTTACTAATCGGATCCGCCGGCCTGTTTGGTCAGGGCCGCGACAAGGGCCGCCTTGATCTGGGGATCCTGTTTGTCAATCGCCGCGATCAATGCCTGGACCTTGCTGTCCAGGTTGGCCGCTGCTGCGCTGCCGCCGGTTGTGTCGTCGCCGGCCGGCGTGAAATAGTCGCCGTTTTGGCTTTGCATTTTATCGACGGCGCCGCGTTCCAGGTCGTCAACGATTGCCTTGGCCGTTTCCGGTTCCAGGTTCGGCAGATAGGCGCTGATGATCTTTTTCGCGACTTCAATCAGGAACCGATCGCCCAGGTTCAGGTCAATGGCCTGCTGCGCGTTTTTCAGTTCTTCGCCGACGTCCAGGATCGAAAAGTCGCGCGGATATTCGACCTGCAGGCCGACGTCCGTCCGCGTCCATTGCCCGAATAGCCTGGCGACGTCCTTTTCGGCCGTCTCGACGTTGACGGCAAAGTCGACAAGGACCTGATTGCTTTTCTCGAAGTCCCAGGCCTTGCTGTCGGCGCTGTTGGCCGCCTTCGTGCCATTGGCAAAGGTCTGTTTGGCCATCCGGTGGATCTCCTGGATCAGTCGGTCGATCTGATCGGCCAGGATCGTTGCCGGATCGGCTGGCGGCGCGATAAAGGCCGGCGGATTTTTCGCCGTCGTGCCGTCGTAGCCGATCGCGTTGTTTGTCCCGATTACCAGGTTTGACGGATCTTTCGACGGATAGACCAAAATCGAAAAGGTTTGATTTTGCATGATCTCGGCCAGCCAGGACGTAACCTGGTATAAATGCAGGTTTGTTTTTGCGATCGGCCCGAATTCCGACGGCGGCAAAACGACCTCTGCAGCCGCAGGGCGCGACTTAAACAGTACGACAGGGACGCGGCCCAGGTTATGATCGCCCTGGTCGATTAGCGTCATACTAGGATCGTATAGGCGCCAGCCGGTTTCCGTCCATTCGCGGGTGTTGTACTGGACAATCGTCGTGTCGTTGATAAGGCCGTCGGCAATCTCTTTGTAAGCGAATTGCGTCAGGCGGCCGAACCGGTTGACCTGGTACGAATACACGCGGCCAGGCTCTACGATATAGGCGTAAGGGATCGCCCGCTTTTCCAGGACGCCGGCCAGCGTGGCCGGTTGGTCCGCTGCCGCCAGGTTGTCGACGACGATCGGCGCGACGCCGTACAGTTTCGCGACAAGGCCGGCCCTTTTCCAAAAGATATTCGCTGCCGTTCCGGCCGTGTCTATGTCGTCCAGGAATAGGCCGTACAGGTCTGATCCTTTGCCCTGCGTGGTCCATTCCCGCTGCGGTGGTTCGCGAAAAACTGGATCAACGTGGCTGTTTACGACGCTGGCCAGGTAATTCAGGTAATAGGCAATCTCCCGCCGGTTGTCGTAGTTCGTCACGCGTTCGCGCTTGTGCTTGACTAAATAGGTCCCGTCGGCAAAGCCGCCAGTCCCAAAATAAGCGTCATGCAGTAGGTTGTAGTTTTCCCAATTGCTTAATAGCGTTAAGGACGTCGCTTTTGCCATTGTTCGCCTCCTAAAAATCAATATAGCCGGACCAGGGCCGGCCTTCTGGGTTCCTCACTTCTTCTATTCCATACCGCAGCGCAGCCATAGCGTCGTCGAAGATCTCGACCGGTTCGTCTAAGTATTTGTTTGTGATCCGGTCTTTTTTCCAGCGCCAGGCGCCCGCCTCTTTGGCCGTGTTGGCACAAACAGGATGGATATAAATGGCCCGCTGCTTTAAATAGTCGATCTGGGCCTTGACGCAGCCAGGTTCTTTTTTTACCGCCCGCGCGTTCCAACCGGCTTTTTGCCACATAGCGATACGGTCCGGCTCGGCGCTATCGCAAAACATGGTCAGTGACTTATCAAATCCGCCGCCTTCGGCCAGGTCGATGATCTCGGCCGTGTCTTTTTCGTGGACATACAATTCGCGCAGGACGTACAGGTCGCCATCCTTAAAGCCGATTTCCAATAAGGCGTTTGCATGGTTAAAGCCGAAGTCTTGCGCCAGGATCCGGCTGTCGAACAGGTGCGGGCTGCGATCGAAGTCTTTTAGCTGCCAGCGCGTCAGGATCAGGCCGCCGGTTGTTCCCCACTCGCCCAGGCCATAAATGCGGTACCCCTCCGGATCCAAGCGCCGGCGTCGATCCATGCGGCGCAGGAACGCAGGATCACAAAAGACGTTGTCCTTGTAGGTGCTGTGGTGTGTGAACGTGTCCGCGTCCTGGTAGTCCCAAAATCGCTGCTTTAGCCAATGTTCCGCATTGATCGGATTGAATGATCCGGTGATCTGATAGTATAAATTCGGATTCGGCATTTCGCCCCGCAGCCGGTCGTCCAGGATTTCCAGGTCGTCGGCCTCAAATTCGCTGGCCTCCTCCATCCAGATCCAAGTCAATTTCCCTTTTGCGAAGTTGATCGACTTCACTTTCTCGCGCTGCCTGGCGTCGTTCATGCCTCGGAAAATAATCTCGGATCCGTTCTGCCGGCAGTATAGCCGCATAGGGTTTATACTGGCCTTCCAGACGACGTCCGCCTTATCGCCGTAGATCCGATTGATTGCGCCGGTTAGTTCTGCGTAAGTGCTATCGCGATTGGATGCCTCGATCTTGCGTAATACCAATAAATTAGCGCCCTTATACAAGGCGCTAGAAAGTTTCAGTATGTAATCGGTCGCGATATTTTGGCTCTTGCCGGATCCGGCCGATCCTTTCATCATTCGGTACCGCTTTCGCGTTTCGTTGGCCGGCGCGAAAACGTAATTCAGCTTGACGTTAATCGGTTGGATCAGGTTTGACATATTCGACAGATATGGCCAGCGGGATCGGCGCGCCCCCTGGGCCGGTGATTTCTTTTTTATCGGTGAACATTCCCAGGTGTTTCCCTAGCAGGTCCAGGGCCTTGACTTTGTCGTGCAGCTTTACTTCGCGCTCGATCTCGTCGCCGTAATCTGTGGGCCGTTTTTTTACCTTGATCGACTGAATGGCTGCCCGTTGGTCCTTGGTTGCGCTGTCGGTGACGGTGGCGTCGTCAGCGTCTATAATATCCAGCGGATCAACTAGCGCGATCCTGGCCAGTTCCCTGATAACAACGTCGGCCGTGATTTCTGTCCTCATGCTGCGGGCCGCCATCATTTCGTCGACGCGGGCGCGTATGTGAACATTTGCCAACAGTCGCGTCGCCTGTTCTCTGGCCGTCCTGGCCGAATATCCCGCCCGAATGGCTGCCTGTGTCCCGTTTAAATCTACCAAATATTCCCTGCAAAAAGTTTCTTGTTTGTCGCTCAATGCCATTCGGTTTCCCCCTCTCTAATCGTCAACGATCTTAAAAATAATATCTGGCTTTTGGTTGAAGGCCGTATATGCGCCTCCTTGGTCACTTATCACGCAAACAGTCGCAATCGTGCCGTCTGCCAGGTTTATTTCTGTCGCTAGATACTTTATATCAGTCAGGCCGATTTTCTCAATTCTCCGCTTAATTTGTTTCATCAAGTTGTACGGTTTTGACGTTATAACCGGTACCAATCTCACAAAATCGCCTCGCTTTCTTTTGGGCGGCCGCCCAGGTTTCGATCCTGGGTTCCTGGCTTGTGCGTCGCCCGGCGCTTTCCATAGCGCGGCCGAATAAAAAAGGACCGGTGCCTCTCCGGTCCTCTCTCACTTGGAAAGTCGCGAATATTATCCCCGCCCCGATCGGCAAGAAACAAGTCCGCCATTATCCGCGATCCCCGCAGGATTTCCCTGCCGCCTTTCCTAGTGTATATTCTATTCTTGTTTTTCTGTGTTGTGCTGCAGCGGCGAAATATTATTTTCAATTGGCTTGGTGGCTTTGCTTATAAATTCCGCCAGTTCGGCAGCGTCCCTTATGTCAGATATAGTTATATGCGTTTTTAAAAGCGTTTGCGTCAAAAAATCGACCAACGAACGAAAAAGAACATCGTTACAATATCTTTCTTCCGGTGTTATCATTTTTCTTTCCCGCCTTCATACCTTTCCTTTAACGCCTCGTAGACCTTCCGGCCGATCTCGTCGCTAACAGGTGCGGCGTTGATTTTTATTTCCGCCTCTCCTTCAACCTCGCACTCAGTTACAATCGGAATACTAATCGCTAATGTCGGAAGTCCCCTTGTGTCAAGTTGAAGGATCGCCGCGCTGGCGAAAACGGGTTTTCCGTCAATCAGTATTTTTCTATCAAACACGTTTTTTGATGCGTTTATTTGTATTTTATTCATAATTAACGCCCCTTTTTTAATCCGTATTCTTTGCCATTGTTATGATCTTTAACACAAACAAGCAACGTCCCTTTGTTGTTTTTTGCGAATAAACTAATGTCCGACTTTATACAAAGATCGTGAATTATATTAACAACCGCACTGATCTCTTGAATTCTTTCGTCGATATCCATTTCAATCCCCCTCAAATTCTCCCGTCCGCAGGATCCAGTTGATCGTCCGGTCCTGGATGGTGCGCGGGTGCGTTCTTTGGTCCAGGTCAGTCCGTAATTGCTTGACCTCGGCCCGCAGCGCAGCGATCTCGGTCCTTGCTGCCGCCAGATCATTCACCGTTGAGCCGAAAAATACTATGGTCCACATTATCGCCGCAATGGTCCAAAAAACCCTGTCTAACATTTTATTCATTTCTTGGCCTCATGGCGCTTTTTCTCTTTCCGCTGCCAGGCCGTCCAGTGATTGACCTCGGCGCGGGTATATTTCATTTTCCCGCTGCCGTAGCCGCGTTTAGTGTTGGCCATATTCCTCCCCCTTTCAGAATGTTGTCGTGAAAGGCCAGTCGTTTTTCGCGTAATTTCCGTTCGATATACTCCTTGGCGAATTCACGGAAAAAACTCCGTATGGGTTCAGTTATGTTTCGCCTGGCCATTCGATTCGATCCTTTGCGGTTGGCCGGTAATCCGTTGCGCTTTCTCCATAAAAATATCGTGTTTTCTGTCAATCCTTCTATTTCGGCGATTTTCTTATCGCTTAACCCTTGTTGATACAGTCCCATTCGCCTATTCGTGTCTTTTTTTGCTCGTTTAACTTTCGGCTTATCCCCGCTTTTTAAATGGATTTTATTCCAGATCGCATATCTTCGCAGGGCGCTTGCTGAAAGTCCTGGACACTTCTTTGCTGCCTCCACATAGGTCCAAGACGACGTAATCGCCCTGGACCTTCTTTCTTTTTCCTCTGTCCCGATCATGTTAGCAATCCCCTTTTTATAGCAAGGCGGACCGTATAGTCGACCATCTTGTCCCAATATACGCCTAAAGTTCGTTCGCTGCGCCATACTTCTTCTTCGTCTTGACCGGCTATTTTCGCCATGTCCGCCGCGAATTTTCTTTGTACTAAAGGGATCCATCCTTTTCGGCCTCGATAATACCGGTATTTCCGGCGCCAGAAAAGGAATATTCGGTATTGGTCCGGTAGCTTGGCCTCGACCTCGCGGATCAGGGCTAGCCAATTTTCCTGTTGAATTAGTTCCGGTGTCGCCAGGGCCAGGGCTTTGCGGGCCGTGGGATCAGAAATTCCGGATCCGTTCCGACATTGCGCGCTGTTCATGCTGGCTGCGCTGGCCTCCTGAATGTCCTGGACCTGCAGCGTTAATTCTTCCAGTCGGTCGTCGTAGTATAATAGCCAGCCGCCGGCGATCCGGTTCTGGCGGTCGCAGTCTGCAATCGTTGGTCCTCCGTTGGTTGTCGTCATCCTCTAAAAATCCCCCTTTCGTAATGTTCCAAGTGCGGCGTTACGTCGTGGCATTTAATACAGTACAGGTGTTTAATATGGTTTTTTGGGCGTCGCTCGTTTTCCTTGCGCGGCAGCGGAAACGCATTTCCGCAACAATCGCAGGTAAACGTGTTAATGGTCATTTGGGCCAGTCGTGACAAGTTGCTCGACCTCGATTTCAATTCTCGGCGGGCCGTCGGTGTATAGCTTGCAGGATCGCCCAAAGCTGCAAACTTGACCGTCGTCCTTGTATGCCAGGCCATTCAAAGCGTCCTCTATTCCCCAGATAATATTTTTCAGGTCCGGCTTTGTCGTTGGTAGGATAAAGCCGGCTGCCGCCTCGGCCTTTTTCTTTTTCGACCAAGACGTCGGCGTCGATCGGTACACGGTGACGCATAATTCGACCGGCCCGTCGATCGGCCAGGTTATTCCTCGCTGCTTGTTGGCCGCGTTGATAAACAGGTATTTTATTTCCGTTTTAAAGGCGGCGCTTTTCGGTTGGTCGTAGTGCTTGACGTAGTTGGTGCCGTCCGGCCGCTGCTTGATTTGGTTCCCGCTGCGCTGCTGGCCGTGTTCGCGGCCAAAGTAGGTGAAGGCGATTTTAGTCGACATACGGATTTTGCCCCCAATTCGCCGCGCGGATCCTCTTGTCGTAATACCTCGATATTACGATCATTCCGCTGAATAAACCGGTTAGAAAGGCAAAACAGATAATCACAAATATCATTTCTCTCCCTCCTGTTTTTACAGTATTTCCGCGAAAAGATCCTGGCCTTTTTCTGGCTTTTGTGCCGGTTTCCGGCTCGTGTTTTTCTTGCAGTACCGTTTTTCGTGCTGATTTGCGCCCTGTTCGGTCATATACATGGCCCCGCAATAGTCGCAGAAATATACAAGCTGCGCGGCCGGTTTCATAGGTTTCTAAACGGCGTAAGCAGGTCGAAGATGTTATAGAAAAACTGATTAGCGCCGAATATCCCGATTTTCAAGACAATAAAAATAACCGTGATCGCAATAAACGCGTTTTTCATTCGACTTCGTCCTCCTTCCATACTCCGACCGCTTTGGCCAGTTGACGACGCAGTCCGTTGTTTTCCGTTCGCAGCTTGTCATTGTCTAGCTGCAGCCGGCCGATCCGGTCCTGGTTGCGCTTTACCTGCATGGTACCGGCAATATTGACGGCCAGACTGGCCGTTTCCGGCGCGCTGTTGAACGGTTTTTCGACGACGGCCTGATGGATCGTTAAAAGCGCGAATTCAAGTTCTGTGGTATATTTTAAAAATCGTTTCGGGTTTGCAGCGATTGATTGCAGCAGATTTGCCGTTTCCGCGTGTACGATCTCGATGTTTCCGTTATTGCAGCTTTTGATTACGCCGATCGGCGTCGTCACTGTCTCCGGTTTCATCGTTCATTCCCTCCTGTTCGATGATATAGACGGCCTTTACTCTCCGGCCGGTTTCCTGGGCGATCTGGGCGATAACGTCGTCGATCATGCGCCGTTCTAAGGATCGTTCTTCCTGGTAATAGCCGCGCGCCTCGTTCTTTTCGATTGCCAGGGCGCGAAGTTCGTTTCCGTCTAGTTGCAGGTCAGCGATTAGTGTTTCGGCCGAAAGCTGCAGATCGGCGGCCTCTAGTCCGGCAGAAAACAGATCTCCTTCCCTGGCTGCCTTTGCAATTTCGCCCAATTCTTCGATCATGTGGCAGATTTGAGGCCAGGGATCTTGCCCTGGCCTTACGAATTTTGTTGTCGGTCTTACGTTTTGCGGGTAGTCTTTTGTCATTGTTTGCCCTCCCATACTCGAGTTTTTATCAGAATATTCTAAAAAGGAATTTCTTCCCCTGGAAACACGTTGCTACCAAAGCCGTCCATTACGCTGCCGCCGGCCTCATTGCTTTTTGCCTGCTGCTCGGATCCGCCGTTCTTGCTGTCTAAAAACTGGACCTGGTTGGCCAGGACTTCCGTCGCCTTGCGCTTTTGCCCATCGTTCGTTTCGTAGCTGCGGACCTGCAGGCGGCCGGACACTAACACGCGGCGCCCTTTCGCCAGGTTGTTGCCGACAATCTCGCCTAGCTTATCCCAGGCGACGCAGTCGATAAAATCGGCCTGTCCGTCCTTCATGCGATTGCAGGCGACGCTGAAATTCGCGACGATCTTGTCGGTCGACGTTGTCCGGACCTCTGGATCCCTAGTAAGGCGCCCTGTAATTGTTACCTGGTTAAAGTCTGATGCCATTTTCTTTTCCCCCTATCAATATCGTCGTTTTTTGGACCAGGCGGCGGACGGTTTCGGTTTCCCGATCCGCCCGCTGCCGTTTCTGCAGGCTTTCATAAACCTTGAAAAAATGCGCCCGATCGGCAACAGGATTTTCGCTGCTGCAAAGGTTCCGATAACCTAGGACGCGGACGGCCTCGCCGATCAGAGGATCCGACCAGGTTGGCCCCTGGTAAGGATTTAGCTTTTTCGTTACCTCCTGCCAGGCGATTTCCGCCGCCGGTGTTGTATTTCTCATATTGTGCGCCGCCTCGACGATCAGGCCAGGCGGCGGAAAAAACGACGACGTCCAGGTCCGCATTACGGAAAACAGGGCCATTTCTGCCGTTTTGTAATCAATGTCGCCTAGGATCAAGGCCCATGTTCGGGCCGTCGGCGTCAGCTCTTTGTCCTGGTATTGCGGCATGGCCCCGACGACGATCGCGATAAGTTGCGCGGCCTCTTTTATGGTCATAATGGGATCCTCCCCTCTTGTATAACTTTGGTCGCGTGGCCACGATTGAAAAACTCGGAATGTTTGGCGCTAAAATCTTTTAGGTCTGATCTGGCCCGTCGGTTTTCGTTTATCATTCCAGGCCAAAGGTCGCGTTTGATCTCGGCCCCGCAAGAACAACGAAAAACATAAGTAAATTCGCTTGTCTTTTCCGGCGTCCGATCCGTGTTTTTCGGTAACAGTCGTTTTAATGCTGCCATTCTTCTTCCTCCGATCCGTTGATAATCTCGGCCAGGCCAGCGATCCCGCGCGGCGGCGGCGTTGTGTTTCTTGGTCCGGTCTTATTCCTGTAATTCCCCTCCAAGATTTTTACCAGGTTTTTTTCCTGGACAATCCAGTCGAACGAACAAGAGAAGGATCCGCCGGTCAAAAAGGCGCTGTTTTTCGTTTCGTAAAGGGCGGCCTTCCAGGTTTCGGCGTCGTACCTGGTCAAGATCCTTTTCATTGCCTCGATCCGCTTTTCGGTGATCGACTTCACGGCCGGCAGCGATCCGGTTAAAATTGCGTTGTATTCGTCAATCGCTGCCATTGCCTCTGCTTTCGTTACCGTCTTTTTTTTCGGCGCGCCCTCCGTCGATTTTTCGACGATAGTATTATTGCTATTGTTATTGCTATTGTTATTGCTATTGTTATTGCTATTGTTATTGGTTTCGAAAGGGTTCCGAAACGGTTCCGAAACGGTTTCAAGATCCAGGTTTGGCGCTGGTTCTTGCGAGTTATCCACATTTTCCCCATTTTTACCAGGTTGATCGTCCAGGCCGCTGCCCCGATTACCCGTTCCGAAAGGGTTTAGAAAGGGTTTCGAAACGGTTTCAATACGCTTTTTCAAGGCTTTTAGTAGCGGTTCCGGTTCTGGCTCGATGTATGTTTTCGCCAGATCGTACAGGGTAATAAATAGCTTGGTGTCTGGAAGTTCATTCAGGACCTTAACGGCCCCTTTGACCTGGTTCGGATTTTCCGGCTTGTTGTGTTTAAAGTGATTGACGACCAGGATCAGATCGGCGTCGAAGTCGACCAGGATCCGGCATTTTTCGGAAAGTTCCTTTTGTGCCTTTCGGTACCGGACCGGCTGCCAATGCAAGTGATAAAGGGCCAGCGGTTCGGGCAGGTGGTACAGGCCGATGAAGTTCCTGGCCGGCGTCGTGATATAGTAAAACAACAAGATCCTGGCGTCCTCCGATAAGCTGCGGACCAAAGGATCCGCCCAGAATTGACATTCCACTTTTGCGTACATAAGGCCGATCTCCTAGCGGATCCGCGCCGTCATTCGTTTGTGGTAATTCAACAGGCTTTCTCCGTCGTCCGGTCCGCTGGCCGGCGCCGCTATTGTCGGCAGGCTTTCCGGTTCGCCCAGGAATTGCGGCGGACTTTCGCGGCGCCGTTTGGGTTTTTCCTCCGGTTCCGGCAACAGCGTCAAGGCCGGTTTTTCGTCCGGCTGGTCCTCGTCGTCGGCAAAGCCATTGATCGCCAGATCGCCAGATTGGACGATCGCCCGAAAGTATTGGCCGGCCGGTTTGATAAAGTCGCCGATCGCCTCCGCGTTGTCGATATAGGTCGGATATTCGGCGCCGGTGATCGTGTTGATCGCGGCCGCCAGTTCCAGGCCGGCGCGGATCCGGTTTGAATTGCTCATGGTTTTATAGGTTTGGCCGTCATAGATCAGGTCAAACGACGGTTTTAGTTCGCCGGTTTCCTTTATTACTTTGAACAGGCGGACAGACAACCGGTCAAGCTGCGACGTCAGGCGGCCGATCGTCAATTCTTCTTTTTTCTCGGCATACGCGCCCAGGGCGGCGATTTCGTTCTCCTTGCCAGGGATCGCCTTGCGGGCCGTGTCGATCGTCTCCTGGGTTTGTTGTAGTTGTTTTTTCGCGTCCTCGACTTTTGCCAGGATAAAGGCACGTCTTTGATTGTGGGCCTTGGCGACGTCATTCTCGGACCGCAATCCGTCCAGCGTTTCGACTAGATTTGCCAGTTCGTCGGTACCGTCATTAAACCACTCGGCCGCCTCGATCGCGTGGATCTGGCCGGCGACGTCCTTCGCCTCTGCGACGATTTTGTTGATTTGCTCGACGCGCTGCTCGTTACGGACTTGGACACGTTTCGCGTCTGCCGCGTGGGCGACTGTCACGGCAACGAAACCAATTTCGTCTAGATGCTGCTTGCAGGTCGGGCAGATTGACGTTTCCGGATCAGGTTCTGGCGGGATCAGTTCAATCTGGCTGCGTATCGCGTTGTAATTGGTTAATAGCTTCCCGTGTCGCTGTTTCAGCTTTGGCAGTTGATCCAGTCCAGGCCGGCCGGACCTTGCCGCCGCGATCTCTTTTTCCAGATCGGCGACGGCGTCGTCGTAGGTGATCGCCTCGTTGGGGATCTCTTGCTTGATCTCGGCCTTATATACGTCGACCTGGCCAGTCAGTTTTAGGATCTTGGACTCGTCGGCCTTGATTTCGGCCCGCAGCTTTTTGGCGGTACCGGCCGGATCGGCCAGGTGAAGATCGGACAGAGTGGCCAATGTTTCGGCCGTCGCCGGATCCAGCGCGGCCAGAATGACGTCTTTTGCCGGCGGCGTGGTCAACGATCGCAGCAGATCGGATGCTTTCGCGTCGTCCAGGGTATGAATGTAATTCGGGTTCCAACAGGCCAGGAAATAACGGTAATCGCCGACGATCGCGTCAATCTTGGTCTGGGTGGCCTTTTCTCCGTCCAGGATAACCGTATTGACCGTGTCGCCTTTCTTGTTGTACTCGCGGGACCTGATGATTGTATGAGTTTCTTCACCAGTCCAGAAAGCGACTTCGACCTCCATCGACCGTCCGCCGGCCGTCATTAAATGGTCGACGGTGATGGCGCCGAATAAGTCGCGGCCCGTCAGCGCGTAACAGATCGCCTCCGCGATCGTCGTCTTGCCCTGGTTGTTGTCGCCGCTGATGATATTTTCGCCGTTTTGAAAACTGATCTCGATCGGATCGGCGAATTGTTTAAAGCCGGCCATTTTTACCCGTGTGATTTTCATTTGCTTTCCGCCTCCTTTATTACGTCCCGATATTTGTCAGGGTGTCCGCAGGGATTGTTCCAGTTGTGAACCTGGTACCAGTCGCCGTCCTCGCAATATTGCGCCAGGTAAGGGATCCCGCGCGGCCCGCCGCATTTCGGGCAGGTGTCCGATATTTCCACGGTGCGAAAGATCAGGGCGCCGTAAGACAGGCCATCTCTTTGATCCATTGCGGCCCGATCAATTACTCTGACGATCATTTTCTTTCCCTCCTATGCAACCGGAAAGTCCGGCAAGTCCGGCATATTTTTCCCGATCTCGGCAGCCAGGGCGTCGTCGTCTGTTTGGCGCTGCGCCTTCCAGTCGGCGAAGGTGATCCCGTCGTCGGCCAGGCCATTCAAAAAGACGATTAGTTTTCTATAGGCCGTATTGTCCAGGCCCTTCAAGGTCGATGATCCTAGTAATTCTTTGACCGCGTATTTCAGATCTAGTTCGCTCATGTTCAGGTCTTTTGCCGATTGAAGGATCGCGTTGATATATCCGTTGTTTTCGGCCGGCGGCGTTTCCGGTTTCGTTGCCGGTGCCGGTGCGGCCGGTTTCGTGTCCGCTGTTGTCCGTTTTTGTCCGCTGTTGTCCGGCGGTTTTGACGGCTGCGCTGCCGGTGGTTTTTGCTGCTGTTGCTGATTGGATCGCGGCCCGTTGACGTTGCTGCCGGCGTTGCCGTCGTCGTCGTCCTGGGTGATCCCGACCATTGCAGCCAGCGCATAGCGGCGGCCGTAGGTGATAACGCTGCCGACCTTTTGCGGATCCATTTCCAGGATCGGCATTTCCAGTTCGTTTTCGATCCATTGGCCTGATGCGTGGGTGATCCTGGTTAAAATAGTGATCGTCGCGTCGATAACCTCGTCGGTCGTGGTGTAGCTGGATCCTTTGTTTTTGTCGTATCGTTTGCGCTCGACATATTGCCGACTTTTGACGACGACGTTTTCCGGCGACTGAATAACGGCCAGGCCGTTGTCAGAAAGCGGTTTGCGGGCGGCGTCCCATACGCTGGCAAGATCGGCGTATTTGTTCCCCAGGTGTGGGTTTTTACTGTCCTTGACGGCGGCGTTCATTGCGCCCTGGGCCTTTGCCAAAGCGCCGGCCAATTCGTTGATTTGATCGCTTGTTTTCATGAAAAATCACTCCTTTTTTTATAGTGGCAGCCGGCCGGATTGAAAGGCGGCCAACAGGTGGGCCAGGACGTAAATTGTTCCGAGTAGCAGGGTGTATTTCGTCAGGTCGTTGACAAAGTAGTCTAGCTTTGTTGGTCTGCTTTTCATTGTTTAATTCCTCCCACGTTAATTCTCCCTGTTCGTATTGCCCATTTAGCGACGATTGCAGCCATTTTATCCATACCTTGATCAGCAGGGGAATTACTGCGTTCTACGGAAATTGTTTTGCCGGTTTTGCGGTCGATCTTTACAATAATCATGCTTGCCTCACATTCAGCAGCTTATCTGCTACGCGAACCGCGTCTTCTAATCTCCCTGAAAGGGAAAGATACTGCGGGACAGTCAGTTCTTTTAGTCCGTGTTTCGCCTTGTAGTTGTTAATCAAGGCGCGCAGGTTGGTTGTGTAGGCCATGTTGTAAGAGTTGATGAAATCGCGCCAGGCTACGTTAAACAGGACGCCATTACTATGGGAATATTTACGAACCATGGCGTTTAGGCGCTGTTTTAACGTTCCTTCGATATTGATGGTATCCAGACTGTCCAGCCGGTGTTTTATGGTCGTTACTTCCTGACTGACGGCTGCCTGGACCGACGCAATGGCTTTCAGTTGTTTGTCCTGTTCAACTAGCGCCTGGGTAGCCTGGGCCAGAATTTCGAGTTGGGAAAGCGGTTTGGCGGTATATTGGCCAGTTTTTCGGATAGATGGGAGAATTTCGTCTGCTACTTTTATCTGAAATGCCTCGGCAGTTTCGTTTTTTGCTTTCATGGCAAGACGGTAAAAGATATTTTCGGGAATGAATTCCGGCGCATCTCCGCTTGCAGGAATAAACTTCATATCGACTAAATATCCCCTGACTCTTTCCCACCGAACACACTCGTTGCCACTTGTGGCAACGGTCGTAAAACCTAACCCTCTTGCAACATCCTCTAAATTCAAATGTGCTGTACCATTTTTATCTAGGTACCCTCGGACGTTAGAATTTGCAATTAAACTTCCCATATTCACAGCCTCCTTTTTTTGTGTTTTTTAAGCACATTAATTGGCAAAAAAAATGTCGTCAACTTTTACATTTAAAACATTTGCTATTTTAATGGCAATATCAACGCTTGGCTTTCGTTTTCCGCGCTCAATGCGGTTGTAAGAAGTTCTTTCAATACCGACTTTATCCGCCATTTCTTGCTGAGTAAAACCGCATTTTTTTCTTTTGTGCAGTAATATTCCGCCCATCTCAATTCCTCCTTTCGTGCTTTTATAGCACAATTATAACGTGCTTTAAAAGCACAGTCAATATGTTTTTGTAATATTTAAGCACAAATGTTGGTTTTTAGCACAAAAGTGCTAAACTAAATATAAAGGAGTGTGAGTTATGAGCACTTTCGGATCTCGTCTAAAATTTCTTCGCAAAAACCAAAAACTAACACAAGACGACCTATCCAAAACTTTATCTGTAAATCGCGCAACATTAGCTAATTGGGAAATTGATAGGACAATGCCCGATTCTGTAACAATTGCAAAGCTGGCCCATTATTTTGACGTAACAATCGACTATTTAATGGGAAACGCCGATCATCCGCAAGGCGTTCTTGCCTGGGGAACAGGACAGGAAAAAAAAGGTATTGTTGAAGTCGTTCCTGACAAAAAGAAACAGCAGCCTAAAGATTTAAAAAAATTCTTAGACGAGTCGGAGGTGATGTTTGATGGTGAATTATACAATCTAGACGAAGAAGATAAGCAAAAAGTTCGCGACGCCCTTGAGTTTGCCTTTTGGCACGCAAAACAGAAAAACAAGCGAAAGAAAACTTGATCTTTGGGTGGGTGTTTCTATTTGATGAACATAAAAAGGCGGGTTCATAATTTAGTAAAAAAACACGGAACAACAGATCCTCTTATAATCGCTGAACACTTAGGAATTAGTATTTTAACATTTGACTTGCCGCCGTCTATTCGGGGTTTTTTAGTGCGCGTCCTTAGGCGTAAAATCATTATCTTAAACAGCCGGTTAAATGAATTTGCAAAAAAAGTCGTAGTCTGTCATGAAATAGGTCATGCCCGATTACATTCCGGCTATGGGTATCATTTCGACAATAATTTGACGTACTATATTCCCAGCAAAAGAGAACAAGAGGCAAATGAGTATGCAGCATTTCTTCTCTCTTATTCTCACGATATAAACGCCGATTTATTGACAATGATAATAAAAAAGAAAAAGCCAGATCCGAAATTGATTCATAAAATGTTGGCAGGAATAATAAACCATGATGAAATTTTAGACTGGAACAATTAAAACAAAACGGGAGGACTAAAAAATGGCAGCGGTTTTCGGGTTTGTGTTTTTTATTTCCATAATTTGCTTGATTGTTGGTTTGATAAATCCCAGGATTGTACTTCGATGGGGAGAAATTAAAACAAGAAAAAGAGCGGCTGTTGTTTTTGGAACAGTAGCATTAATTTCTCTTGTTGTAGTTGGATATACCAATCCGAATAAAAAGTTATATTCAGAACAAAGGGCCGCAAAAGCGGCAGAGGTTGCACAACAACAAGCGGATCAAAAACAAGAAATGCAAAAGCAACAAGAAATTAATAAATCAGTAGCTGATCAACTAAAAATAAAAGTAGAAGTTCAAAACACGATGGACAGTAAAGACAACAACAAAGTAGTTACCTGGATAAGAAACGAGTCTGATTATGTAGTTTCCGGTAACGTGAATGTTCGCTTAAAAGATGCTGCAAACAATACTGTAGATTCTGATACGGTTTTCATAGACAAAGTTCAGCCCAAAATGGGAACATATGCCATAAGTTGGCTTAAAGCTAAACAAGTTACCGGCTACGAATATCAAGTGTCCATTAAAGAGGCCGCAAAAGTCGAAGGCGGGCAATAATAAAAAACTACAAAACGTATTTCACTCGGCGGATAAACCGCCTTTCTTTTTCCACTTTATACAGAACATACATTCTATGGAAGGTGATTGAAACCATGAAAGCAGCAATATACGCAAGATATTCGTCGGACAACCAACGTGAAGAAAGCATATCAGCCCAGATCCGTGCCTGTTCCGATTATTGCCGGCGGAAAAACTATGATGTGGCGCAAGAATATACGGACGAAGCGCTAAGCGCCCGCAGCGACGAACGGCCTGCCTTTCAAAACATGATCGACGACGCGAAAGCCGGTCTTTTTGACGTCCTGATTTGCCATAAAATAGACCGATTTTCCCGCGATCGGTACGACGACGCCTTTTACAAACGGCAGCTTAACAAGGCCGGTGTCACGGTTGAATTTTGCGAACAAAATATCGACGGTTCGCCGGAAAGTATTATCCTCGAAAGTGTCCTGGTCGGCATGGCCGAATACTATTCAAAAAACCTGGCCCGCGAAGTAATGAAAGGTATGCGTGAAACGGCCTACCAGGCAAAGCATAACGGCGGAACGCCGCCCCTGGGTTACGATGTGAACAAAGACGGCGATTATATCGTCAACGAAAAAGAGGCCGCTGCCGTCCGATTGATCTTCGGCCGGAAGGCCGACGGCGTCGGTTATGGTCCAATAATCGACGAATTGAATTCGCGCGGGTACCGGACAAAGCGCGGCGGCCGGTTTGGAAAGAATTCTATTCATGATATATTGAAAAATAAAAAGTATATCGGGACCTATGTTTTTGGCCGTGTCTCCGGCGGCCGTTCGACGCGGCGGAATAATCATAAAGACAGCGGCGAAGTGATTGAAATTGCCGGCGCGATTCCGCCTATTGTCGACATGGGCATATGGGAAAAGGTGCAGAAAAAAATAAAAGACGCGAAACACGCGCCAGGAAAAACAAAAGCGAGAGAAACCTATTACCTTTCAGGGAAAATACGTTGTGCCGAATGTGGCGGAGCTATGGTTGGCGGAACCTTCGTTTCGAAAGGATCGCGCTATAGCTATTACCGCTGCGCGAATTACAAGCAAAAGCGCAATTGCAGCGGCGTCCAGATCAAAAAGGAAATGCTCGAAAAAGTCGTATTGGATCATGTTGATACAAAAATCTTGGACAGAAAAATGATCCCGTTAGTCATGCAGGAAATTGACCGCCGTTTGAAAGAATTAACATCATCCGGAACAAAAGAAATAAAAGCGGCGGAAAAACAGAAAACAGACGCGCTCCGTAAGATCGACAATTTACTTTCTTTGGCCGAAGATGGTCAAGTCGACGACTTTGTCAAAACCAGGATCGCCGAAAACAAGGCATTGATTGCTGATGCTGACGCGAAAATAAAAAAGATCCAGGCCGCGATCGGCGCCATGCTAACGCCGGAACAAGTCGTGTCGGTCCTGGATCAGTTCGCAACAATGGAAAAAGGCCCTGAAGAAATCAAGGCCATTATCGAAACGTTTGTTGACTATGTAATTGTGTCAAAAGACGACATAGATATTCAGTTAAGTTTGTCTTTTGAGTGGTGGAGGCGAGGGGAGTCGAACCCCTGTCCAAAGGCCTTGCTGCATAAGTTTCTCCGAGCGCAGTCTGAAATTTAA